GTTTTTAATTTTTTTAAATATCATAATCTTCCAAATAATACTATTCAAATATAGTTATTAAATAAGAATCTACAAAAAAAACAACTAAACATATAATTACTATTGATATTAATACCTTACCTGCAATTTTAAGAACTGCATCATCTAACCATTCCATAATATAACTCCTACTTAAATTTAACTTGGGACATAATTTCAGTGTACTGGGGTAAATCTGAATACTTTAATATTTTATGTCCATAGAACATACTGCCTCCTTCGTACCACTGTTCTACGTTACATAAAGCTATATATCCACCCTGTGTTTTCTTGTATATATAGTAAAATGAGCTTAGATGGTCGGGGTTTATTCTTACCCACTCTTGTCTAATTATTTCTACGTTTTTATTACCCATTTTACCTCTACTTAAATTGAACTTGGGACATAATTTCAGTGAGACATGCCACGACATTTATCTCGTGGTCAGCCATAAAAGAATCTTTATATGAATATTCTGCCAAAATCAGTATCAATTGTGGGATATATGATGGTTTTACATGTTCTAACATACTATCGTAAATCATCCTGAACAACTTTGTTGCTTCTACATCAATATTGTTGGTCACCCACTTTCTCATCGACTTAAAGTTTTTATCTTTAAGGTCGTTCATCAACTCTTTAATAGATGTCTCTGAAAGGGTGACAAGTATGCCAGAATCAATTGTACCACTCATTCCATATCGTTGACATTCATTAAGAACTCTTCGCCAATCTGGAATGTATTTCATAATGAGTTCTGCAAGGACTGCATCCTCATATTTAATTTGTTCGGCGGACAGGATAGTCTGAAGTCTACCCATGAACTGATCCGCCATTTCTGCTTTATTACCTGTATTAAATTCATATATTGAACACCGTGAATGGAGCGGTTCAATAATACGATTCTTGAAATTGCAGGTAAGGATAAACCTACAATTATTTGAAAACTCTTCTATAAAGCCTCGAAGAGCAGGTTGGGTGGACTGAGGGTTCAGATAGTCTGCTTCATCAAGGATGACGACTTTTATTCCACCGTGTAAAGAAACTGTTGAGGCGAACTGTTTTATTTTGCCTCGGAGTGTGTCAATGTTTCCGTCTTCGGATCCATTGACGATAATATGGTCTAGATCTAGTTCATTACATAATGCTCTCGCCACCGTTGTTTTACCAATACCTGCAGTACCAGTAAACATCATATTGGGCAGTTCCCCACCCTTTATGATTTCATTAAATGTTTTCTTTAACGGTTTTGGGAGGATGCATTCGTCAATGGTTCTTGGACGGTACTTCTCCACATATAAAAACTCTTCTCTCATTCACTTTCCTCATGATATAATAATATAACTTCTTACTCTTCGGACACTTCTTCTTCCTCTACAGGAGGTTCTTCACCCAAACCTTTCTCGGCAACAGTTGCTTGTAAGAACGCGGCGAGTCTATTACGGACTGCACCAACATCTGCAAGTTCAGAACCTTCGAATGCTCCACGTTTAGTTACAATATCAATAATCTTAATACATCCTTCAATGTCGCCTAATGCTAATTGTGGTGCTTTTACTTCTTCTTCACTCATTTGTTATTCTCCAAATTTAGAGGTTTTTAAAAGTGCCATCCAATATGTAATGGTTGGCGTTACAATAGACGAAATAAGTTTAGATGAAACCTCAAACTTATACTCATCCGAAACAATGAACTTGAAATTTGATATATTAAATATAAATTCAAAAGTCTCAGAAGTATTTATACTCAAATTATCAAGTTCTAATGTAAATTCGTTTGAAGAAGGATTCTTGGTATCAGTAACAATACCTACCAATTTATCTCCGTTCTTTGTAACCACAAAGTCATTAACGTTTAATGTCGCGGATGCTTTGCGAATCGTATTTAGCTGTATATCAGATAATGTAAATGATACTTCGCACTCTGGCATAATAATATCTTTATCTGATGTGACAAGGTTGTTAATGTCCGCGAAATTGTATTTTAACGATTGACCTTTATCGACAATCCTAACGAACTTCTGATTGTCGTCAAAATCAAGTTCTGGATCTTTAAACATAGACAACGCCCCAAGGAACTCTGTTAAGTCATAGATACCAAACTTATATGGGAAAACATCTTTTATAGTTGCCTTTGCCATTAGATTCTTAGCGGTGGTTACAGACCGAATAAACGATTCCCCACTCACTACTAGATTTGTATTAATACCTGAGAAGTTATTTAAGACTTCTTTTGTTTCACTACTCAATTTCACTATTATCTCCTATATCATATTCATTCAATGCAAGAATTCCGTAATGGACAACCTTCATGATGTCCTTACGATTCTCACCATCTTTTTTACCAAACCTCGAGGAATACTTGATGATATTCCCGAGACAAAAATCCAGTCCTTTACCAGATGCGGATATTAAATCCATTGATTGTGTCTTACCATTTCCTGCATAGTGCTGAGAATATGTAGAATCAATGTATTCTTTAACTTCTTTCAACAGAATCTCTTCATTAAATTTGTAATTCATATTATATATTATACCTATGTTGCATGTAATTGTCAAGTTTATATAAAACCCCCCACCGTTTAGGTGGGGGTAAGAGGAACTATTTAAATAGAATCTTCGGAGTTAGTTGAATCAGGATATTCTCCAATCACAGATTCAGGGTTGTTGATAGTAGCATCAACTTTTTCGTAGAGGTCGATAAACGCTTCCTTAGTGTCATCATCAAAACGGTTTACACAAAGAGCTATTGCCTTATCACGTTTATTAAAGATAGAAAAAGTTTGAATAATGTGACATAGACGACGAGTAGAAATCACCTCATCAATACCTTCATCATAAAACGTTTTACGAATAGCATCCGCCCAACCCACAAGGAGGTCAGAAAATTCTTCATCAATCACTTCAAACTTCTTCATATGTTTCATGAGGATTTTTTTCTCAGTAGGAATGGTAGGGAATGTTTGCTCAATGTTAATTGTGAAACGTTCAAGGAATGCTTCATCAATAATAGTAGCGGCAGAATAACGACCATCCTCAGAACCTTTACCTTTAGTGTTTGCAGTAGCAATCACGTTAAAACCTTTGGATGGAGTAACAACCTCACCAGTCTTTTTAATCAGAACTGGTTTACCTTCAAGAACACCTTGAAGACACATAATCTTATTTGTTCCACGGTCAATCTCATCAATCAACAAAATAGCGCCCGCTTCCATTGCCTTAATAACAGCACCTTTTTGAAAAACGGTTTCACCGTTGATTAAACGAAAACCACCAATCAAATCATCCTCATCAGTCTCAGGAGAGATCTGGACACGAACACATTCACGGTTTGTTTGAGCACAAGCTTGTTCAACCATAAATGTTTTACCGTTTCCAGATAGACCAGAAATGTACGTTGGATAGAACATATTAGATTTAATAATCTTTACGATGTCACTGAAGTTTCCCCAAGCAACAAAAGTTTCGTCCTTTTGTGGGATGAATACTTCATCATTGGTTACAGAACGAACACCGACATTTTCAATTACAGCAGTGGGAGTAGTTTTTTCAATACCAAGCGCCATACTCAAGTCATAAATTCCTCGAGAAACTTTAGGGAAATCCTGGAGTTCACGATAAATTTCATTTTTGCTCATACCCAATTCCATACCTGCATTAAGCACATCTTTAGATTTGAATTTAGTTGTCTTAGGGGATTCATTCATTAATTTTTCAATCACTTTCTTATTCATAATATATATTCCTTTTCAATTAACTTACAGAGACATTATACAGTATTTTCGTTATAAAGTCAACACTTATTTGCGATTTATTCCCACGTTTATAATAGGGTTTTGTCACACAGCCACCGCATCAGTTATCTTATTGACTAACTGCTTCACTATCTTCTTACCCTTATTAAACTTCCTGAATTCGTTACGAATGTCCGAAATCTTTTCAGTCTTTTTAGGGGTAAATTCTTCTTCTTGTTTGTTGTCACCAACCTTAACAATGAAGTAATTATCATATCCTTTTTTGTTTTTAAAAGATACGACATGTTCTTTTTTCCAAGTCTTTATTAAATCTTTACGATCATCATAACTTACATAGCTTCCAAGACCATGGTGGAAATCGCGAAGTTTAGAGGCGAGGAAGAAACCAGTAATCTTAGCGCCGGTCAACTCGCGGAGACGTCCAAGACAATTTACATATAATTCTGCACCTTCACCTTTAATAATTTTTCCTTTAAAATTTAAAGCAATCTTATAATTATCAATATAGTTTGCTCTTGGTGGAGCAGAAGAATCGTCATCTTTAATACCAATTCGGTCAGCCCAACCATCTGTCAAGAACATAATATTTGTCTTTTGGATTCCATATTTTCTTTGGAACTTAGAAACGATATCATATGCAACAATAGAAGTTTGGACTAAAGGAGTTGTACCCATTTCATCATAAACAGTAACTTCGCCCCTTGAAACATAATAATTATAATCTTTAACATAACTATAAGATTGTGTTTTTGTCATTCCAAATAAGTCGCGAGATGCCAACCTAAACACTTTTGGTTTCATTGTTGATGATAGAACCTGAACAATCTTTATGGACTGCAATCCTTCAATCTCATTACCCTTAATGATTATATCATCATCAACTCCAAGACCTCTAGAGGTGAATGTATAAACATCAAACGGAATTGAAACTTTTTTACAGAACATTGCAATAGTGATTGTTTGTTTAACAACATCTTCAATGATATCACACATTGAACCAGACATATCAATGAACATCACAATACCATGTGACTTTGATTGGGCAAGTTTAGTTACCGTTAAAAATATATCTTCAGAATACTTATACTGATGTATACGGTTCATATTAAGAGAACCCTTTTTAGCAGTAGTAGCACGAGAATATTCAAACGCGGCTTTCTTTCTCTCGAAGTCTTTGGCAAGAAGGTTTGCAGTAGATTCAAGATTCTTTTTAACGGTCGTCCACTCTTCGGTAACACCATCAGAATAAACATAGCAACTATTAGAAACATCAAGGTTTGCTCTTGCTTTCATCAATTCTTTGAATGGGGTGACAATTTTCTCAATATTTTCTTTAGAAATACCAGAAGTATATTCAGATTGTCTTTTCTTACCCCAACTATCGGTTGTGGACTCTAAGAGTTCGTTTTCATTTTTTCTGAATGCTTCGTCAGTGAATGCTTCAGTTGGGTCACTGTCATCTTTTTCTTCACTAGATTCAGATAATTGTTCATCAGAATCTGATGATTGTCTACCACTACTAGATTCGGATAATTGTTCATCAGATTCTGGTGATTGTCTACTGCTACCGCTTTGTGTCTCAGAATTTTCACCGACATCGTCTTTCTCTGAAATTTCATCACCCTCATCATTCTGTTCTTCTTTTTTCTCTTGTAAGAACTTGTGAATCTTGCGAGAAATATCAACAACATCATCCCAAGTTTGGACAATCATTGCTTCATCAACAAAAGGTTGTTCATCAGAATCAAATTCAATAGGAACGATTCCACGACCCTTAGAATGGATGTTTAATTTATCCATTAACGTAATGACTTCACGGTCATTTGTACCAAATAGGTTATCGTCAAACAAACGTTTGTAACCTGCTTTAAATGATTTCACGATTCCAGGATATGTCTCCTGAATCTTACGTTCAATTCTAATATCTTCAATAATGTTAAGATACACACGAGGAATACCTTCAACGTCAATCTTAGTATCATGCCACCCCTCAGCAGGAGTATATAAAGCATGACCCACTTCATGACCCACTAAAAGGTCATAAACTGCCTTACCTTTGTCTTCCCATAAAGGAAGATATAACACACGATCTATAACATCAAACGACGCAGTCTGATAGTTACCATGTTGGACAGTAAGGTTTTCTTTGGCAAGGAGTCTTGCTAAGTATTCTTGGGAGGTTAAATTCATAATATAAGTACCTTTTCAATCATTCAATACATATATTATACCATAGTTTTGGTGAAAAGACAAGCGAATTTACAACTATTTTGTCAAAAAATATTAAACATATGTATAGTTAGGCTATACTTACTTTCTACACTATGTATTATGCAACTAAAGTGATGTTTTTGTCACCCATATATCCTTTATTATACTCTTCTTGTGTTCGGTCTATTTGGTTATTAGCCAATGAAATATTATCATTCGGTCTCCATACAATAGAATCGTCAGTATTGATAAGGTCTCTTTTTAGTACAGTCATCATTGGTATAAGAGAAGCCTCCAACAAACCACCACATCCGTATCTACACCCATTGACCAATGCTATGTATTCAGCTATATCAATTTTAGATTTAATAGACCGAACCCTTAGAGTACCTTTAAGTATAATAAAACAAGACTTGACTTCCACTTTAGACCCTTCGGGGCAATATGGATTTTTCCCAGCAATCAAGTCATAACCTATTCCATTGTACACCATAGTGCCGTTCACTAATTTACACACATACAACTCCCCTATCAAAGCACCAAAAGCTGCCCTTAAATTGGTGGAAGAATTTATCTCGTGGTCTGACATTAACCCCAATAATTGATAAGAGGTCATACTGGCCATGTCGGAGAATCTACCATCATATTCCACTACATTATCAAGGAAGAGTTTAGTATTCTCATTCTTATTTTTATTATTACTATTCACACTAAAATCTGCGTTAATGACAAATTTACCGCCTTCACTTTTATATAGGTGGGCTTTAGCGTAAAATTCAAGTGAATCTATGACTGACACTATCACCCTTTCTCTGTGGCTGGTAGTCAATATGATTGATTCACAGTGACCTTCCTTATTACTTAAATTACTCCAAAGGGTGGTGTTACCTTTACGATAATCAGTCCACTTCACTTCCCCCCTATCAAATACAATTGGGGAGTGGTGGTTATAAATTACATCATACCCAAAACCATTATTAACCACACCAGACATCACTTTAGCACCGACTAGTTCAGAAGCGAAACTTTTAACAGCATTGGTCACCACCATATATTCCAACATGTCGGCGGGACTGATGTATCGTAAGATACCATTCAACAAATCTGTATTTTTTATTGACACTAGCATAATATCACTCCTGTTTCATTATATAATTAACTACTTTCATTGTGTCTTCAGGAGTTTCATGCTGTATTTCCACAACACAACCCTTCTCTACTCCAAATAGAGTGTGTTTATCGCCGAATCGGTCAATGATATTATTGCATTTAGTTCGTACTGTCTGGATGAATTTCGAACTCTGGTCTGAACCACGTTCATCATAACGTCTTTGTCGTTCCTCATCAGACACGGTGAGGTGGATAATTGTAAGGTCTTCAACGGATTCAAAGAACCCTTTGTTGTTAAGTCTGTCCCCCTCACCAACCACAAATTCATCTGGGTTCGTAGACGCCCATTCAACTGCTTTAGGTGATACTGCCATTGATAGTCTATCGGTTCCAGAGAAAGTTTCGCCTTCCTCGTACTTACCAAGGACTCTTATATTCCCCGATACATGGGAATCTAATAAGTCTATTGGACGTTCCTGTACCCATCCATCGTATCTAGACATAAACTCTTTCATTACAGTAGACTTTCCACATCCTGGAAGTCCTATAAGGTATACTAATTTCATAAAAATGCCTCCAATCCTCGTTCAATTTTAACATCATTTGAATATAACCATTCAAACCTATCCACATTCCCATAATCAATAAGGTCAGAGAACTTTCCTTTGTCGATACCGTTACGACCAATCAATCTATTGTCTAATGATTCTCGACGTGCTTGCCATAAAACATCCCATTCAATACCGTTCCAGTTATCCGCAGCGACCTTTTGGATTTCCTCCGATTGTCTATCCAAGTAGTAACCAAGATAACGACCATGGTGGGATCTAAATATTTTCTTAAATGAGCACAAGGCAGTCTCCATTGTAAACCTATTTGCTTCAAAAGTCAAGTTTGAATGACGCATTTTAGTTTCTTCTAGAACTTCTGTTGCCATATCTTCAAGGTATTGGTACTCATCTTCAGATAACTTTTGATTTACTTTATCATCCCACCCCGCAACATACAACATGCCATTCCTATGGGAACGACTTCCTGAGTAATCATTTAATAATAGGGTTGGTGGTTCATTAGGTATTTCTGCGGTGTGGTTTAGATGTTGTAGGTAGAACCATGCGGTGTACCTTCCAAACTTATAGAACTCATCCTTAATAACCTTATACAGATTATCAAAGTTCTGACATTCATTATCCCCAAGGTAAGATTCAAGTGCTTCCCTCTGGGTTCTATCACCAACAAACTCATGATATGATTTAAACATGTTAGGGAGATGCCCCTTTGACCATTTAGTATCAACTTGGTATCTCAGTCTATGGTAGTTCTCGGTGTTCCACGCATCTATCCTATCATATGTTGCCAACTCAAAGTCTGGGTATTCATTAAATAGAACCCATGCGGTTGGTAGTTGATATGTATTACCATATAACCAACACAACCAAAGACGTTGCTCAGAGTTGTGCTCAAACCTTTTGTTTAGATAGTTTGTTAACCAGATAGAAGGATCGCAATCTTTATATGTTAAAGACCATGAGAACCATTTAATGAATGATTCTTTCCTGTTTTCTTTTAACCTATAATCCATTACAGATATTTTTCATATACCCTATTATGGGTATCATGACACATAACAAAAGTTGTACATTTGCTAAGATTTTTTAATTTCATCGCTCCTACATACGTACAAGTGCTACGCAACCCACCGAGAATATCTTGAATGGTTACTCCGACTGATCCTTTATATGGAACCAAAACTTCTCTACCTTCTGACGAACGATATTCTTTTAATCCTCCAAAATGTTTCTTATTGGCTGCTTCGCTACTCATTCCATAAAATTGTACAAACTTTTTTTCTTCAATTTTATATTTTTGGTTCTTTAAGTAATTGTAGCTTTTATAGTTTTCAAACTTATGGCCGCCCCCATATTTTAATTCATTTGTTTGATAGTATTTAGTAATAATAGTACCGCCCCCTTCGTCATGACCTGCCAACATACCACCAAGCATCACAAAATCGGCTCCGGCGGCAAATGCTTTTGCTACATCACCTGAGTAAGTACATCCTCCATCAGCAATAACAAGACCTCCCAGTCCATGCGCCGCATCTGCACATTCAATAACTGCACTTAGTTGTGGGAAACCGACACCAGTCTGTATACGTGTTGTGCAAACACTACCTGGGCCTATACCTACTTTAACGATATCTGCACCATTTAGAATTAATTGTTCTGTCATTTCTCCAGTAACCACGTTACCTGCAATAATTACAATATATGGATACTTGTCTCTAAACTGTTTAACAAAAGATACAAATCTTTCACTATATCCATTAGCAACGTCAATACAAACATACTTTAAACATTGGCCAACTTTACTATATACTTCTTCAAACTTTTCACTATCATATGGACGTATACCGATACTTATTGCAACATTTTCTGTACGGTTTGTAGTATAATGCAAGGATTGATCATCAAAATATTCAATAAGGTCGTCAGCACTATATGACTTAACTAAACAGGTAAATAACCCTGCTTTTACCAAACAGTCTGCCATTTCAAATGTTGCCACACCATCCATATTACTTGCAATAATTGGAATGCCCCAATAGTGATGGGCCATATTATTTGGAAAATTTGGCAAATAGTTACGAAATGTGAACTTTCTACTTAAATCAACTTCTTTACGGCTACCTAATACACTACGTTTAGGCCTAATTAGTACATCCTTAAAATCTAACTTTACATCATTATCTATTCTCATACCACTAATCCATTATAAATACTTTCTAAGATAAAATTCCCCAACTTTGTCAATCGCTTCATCCACCTTTGGTTGTTTCTTTGGCCCAAATGAATTTTCTTCATCCCTTAATCTAACTCTATTCTTTCCAGGCGGTAGAATATAATCCAAGTTATCCTTCCAATTATCACGCAATTCAAGTTGTTCTTCGCGTGTAGGTTTGATTGGAATATCAACACGAATAGACCCTGATGGATCCGTTCCCCACCCAATGATACCATTTTTCATATGCCATCCAATAGAAGATGGAGTGCAAGACATCTTTAACCTTGTCACCGTTCCATACAAGTTCTTCATGATCATCCAATACAAATGTCCAGCATAACCCTTTTCAATAGTAAAGATTTCATAGAGGTTTGCGTATGGTTCTCTTTCTAACGTAGTTATCATACACACCGCCAATGGATTGTCACCATACCATAAACAGTACGGCGGATGCTTATCATATGATTTGAACCTCACCCAGAGGTTGTGGGCGGCCTTAGCAAACTTTAAATTTTCGTTATTAGATTCGGACATATAATCAAGGACACGTTCCATCCCCTTTTCATCCAACCGACTCATATGTATATCGGGCTCGGTAGAAATTGGAAGTCCATCATCATCAAGTTGATGGTCTTCGAAATCAAGAGTTTCGAATGCAGACTTTATGTAATCGATACTTTCTTGGGTATATTTTTTCATATTAGGTTTAGGTATCATAATATATTTCTTTTTCAATTAATAGAGGGCCATTATACCCTATCTTGGGTAGTTTGGGCAACTATTTTTAAGGTTGTGTGTCGGTTCCATCAAAGTCCATCCTTTCAATTCCTTCTACTCCTGCCCTGCGGGCAATGTCACGAGTTGAGGTTACAATAATATTATTTCCATCTTTGGCAACCCACATAGGACGTTTGCCATTTCGATAGTAGTCCATACCATTCACTGTCAATGTTATAGTAGATATAGATGCATCACCCCACTCACTTGGAGATGTATGGAACAATAACTCAGAATCGTTTTTAGTTTCACAATCAATACCATATAGATCCTTCCATTTGTCTGGGGATTCTTGGGTGATAACACCATTGTGAACTATTGATTTATCGTCATCAGCGATTGGTTGGTTGTACTTTAGATCCGACGTGGAGTACCTACAATGGCCAATGGCAAGAATGTTTCCATCCTCTATCCATTCTGATGGGTCATGTTTCTTAATGAATTCTTTTGCAGGGATAGGTTCTTTAATTGTCACAACCTTACCCGATTTAATAAAGGAAACTCCTGTTGCATGCATTCCGCGAACCTGTGATTCATGGAATATCCTACGAATTTGACTTAGGTCGTCGTCAGTTACATTATGTAATTTTAAACCTATCACCGCACACATTAATTAAAAGAATCCCTCTAAAGTAGATTGTTTTTCATTTGCCTTTGGATGGTATTTGTTTAGATATTCAGACTTATTATTTTTCCGCAAGAAGTTATACCATTCTTCCTCTTCCCACATGTTAGATGAGATACCATTCCACAATGGTTTCCATAACCTATGGTCTTTGTTTAGTCTGCGGGAATCAACATAATCCCTTCGAGAATCTTCGTAATCCTTTGTACCTAACAAGAGCATCTTCTCTCTAAAGTACATCACAAGGGAAATACGTTCCATGTCCTCAATTGACTTACCTTCGGGTGGTATCATCTCCGTGTTACCGTGAATACCAGCGTGGTTGTTAACCAATAGTAAGTCGCCTGGACGGATGTTAATGGCAACCCTAAACTCAGGAAGAACTAAATAACCACCTTCCCAATCTTTGTCCTTTGCAATAACTGTTAGGTTGGAGTAACCATCGTTAAGATCTCCCGCATCTCTATGACACGCAGTCCTAAAGTTTTTGTTTACCGTAATGGTTGTGAATACAGTTCGTTTGCCACCAACCCTGAATTGTTCATCAAGTTTATCTGCTTGTTCTTTCTGATATGCAAATCTCCTTGGGAGGAGTTCTTCAAACTTCTCCGATAAACGTGTGGTGAATGGATAACACTTCTTGTATGTATCGTAATTGAATTCGGTATAAGATGTTGCACGACCAAATGGTATTCGTGGATATCTATCAAAAAACCCTGCAATACCAGATAGAACCGCATTTGCGTAACTAGTGTCCGATATAAAAGTGTTTTTTATAAGTTCTGCTTCCTTTGAAGCATCTTCTCTGGACATCACTTTCCATTCTTCTGTTATGTCATTAAAGAATGACTTGTAGTTGTATCCACCATCTGATATTTTAGTCCGTAACCAAACTTGCCCTCGGGATTCATCACCCTTCTTACGATTCTTGGAACGAATCTTTTCGATGGGGTCTGTGTCATCTTCAAATAATGTAGATACACCACCATGTATAAAGTGATTCATAATCTCTAGTTGTTCATCAGTTACCCAATCACGACCACCTTGTGTTGCGCCCCTTGGGCCCGCAGCTAATCCACGATTTTGTGTCAGTGTTGCGGCCCCAACCAACCCTTCATAAGCGCCTAACTGTTCCTCTTTCGAGAATACATCCTTTCGGAATTTGAACATGATAAGATCCTCTGGATCGTCATCTCCATGAACATTAGATGAGGGTGCATAGAAATCCATATCATCGTTTACTACTATATCGTAATCCGATTCTTCCATGTACTTACCAATTTTATGTTCGCAATCATGCCAAAATTTAGAGTGGACGATTATTACATCGCCTACAACTTTTACGTCATAAGATTTTGTAATTGGAACCTTGAACCGAGATACAACGGGTACTTCTGCTACTGCATTTTTATCATTCATATTGTATATTATATATTATATTGATCAAATTGTCAAGTTTATATAGTACAAGATCTCATAGTATCCTGCTAAAATTATTTACTTTTTCAAATTCTATTTTTGACCCAAGTCTACCCTCTAACATATCAGGTTTGTGTGATATGATAAATGTATTCGTTCCCTCTTCTAATGTCAACAGAATCTTCATGAGGTTGTCAACACCATCTACATCTAATGAAGAATCGAATGTCTCATCAAGAATCAACAAGTTGGTGTTGGTTGAGTTCTTCATCTTTGCTATTTGTCGCCAAGTAAATAACAAGGAAAGATCAATCCTCATCTTCTCACCTTCGGAGAAGTTATCATACACAAAATTATCCATGTGTCTACTCTTAATTGTTTCATTGAAGTTTTCATCAAGAGTGAATGCCACGAAGAAGTCAAGGGTTTGGAGATACTGATTGATGAGTGTATTCATGGCAGGCAGATATTCTTTAATAACCTTTGTGCGAATACCAGTGTCCTTTAGCATCTCCCACGCCACGTCATTATATAACAGTTTCTCATTACAGTCATCAAAGGTGTCTCTACATTCATCCGCGATATCCATCATTTTATAAAGGTCTGCAATTGGTTCTTTAACATCAGCCTTAATGAATTTGGTTTTTTCTAATTTCTTTAATTCAACTGTTTTCGTTGTGATAGTCACATGTAACTTAGTAAATTCTGTGATGTTTTTTGCAACACTTTCAATCTCTTTAGAGTTTTCGCCCATCTTTTCATTACAAACTTTCACAGAGGCAGCGGTAATCCTAGCGTGTTGTTTCACTGTATCAAGCATACTATCTTTTAATTCCACCCCTATATCCTGTGTACATGTTGGACATACGTCATTGTCTTCAAAAAACATTCCTCGTTTGGTTAATTCAGATATCCTATGTTTACATATGCCTGATTCTTTATTCAATTCATCTTTAAACTTCTGAAGTTCTTCTAAGTCCTCCATTAACGATGTAGAATACCCAGAAAACTCTTTAGTAAGTGTAACTAATTCCGATTTAAATTTGTCCACCACCTCTTTATTTGATTCTTCCGCGGCCTTATTAAGAGTATCTAATTGTTTAATATGTTTCTTCTGATATTCAATCTTACTCTTTTGATTATCCAGATTAATTTTTACATCACGAGCAGTTTGCTTTGTTTTTGTGTTCCTATCTTTCAGTATACCCTTCATCTTAGAGAAGATGTTGATGTCCAACAAATCCTCGACAACGTCCCTTCTGTTATTAGAAGTTAGTTGCATGAATGGAATAAACGAAGAAGAACCCAGAACCACGATCTGATGGAACGACTTATGGTTTAGTTTAAGGATATTCTGCTCAAGGAACTTTTGATAGTCTCGAACAGATGCACTCTGGTCAATCATCTTACCATTTTGCAACACCTCAAAAATGTTTGGTTTGATACCACGGATAATCTTGAATTCATGACCAGCAGTTTCAAAGGTGATGGACACCTCACAGTGTTTACCATTAACAGAATTGATTAGAAGTGGTTTGGACACATTCCTATGTGCCTTACCAAAAAGGACAAACGACAATGCATCTAGAATAGTAGATTTACCAGAACCGTTCGCACCAACAACAAGAGTTGATTTACTCTTATCTAATTGAATTGTTATCGGATTGTTTCCTGATGATAGGAAATTTTTATATGTTAATTCACGGAAGTGGATCATTTAGTAAATCACCTAACCAGTAGTTATCAAATTCATCATATACCTCATTGCAATCAGATGTTTCATCTGCTTGATTCCAACCTTTTATATAACTTTCGTTGTTTATATGGAAGTTAGTAGTATCTATGCTATATTTCTTAACAGCGTCTGATGCAAAACTAAATCCTTGTTCCGACAATCCAGAACAATGTGTTTGGTAATAAACCATTGCACCAAGTGCTTCATAAGTATATTCTTCATTATTAAGAAGTTCGGTAATGAAACCAGCACGTGATGTGGTGCATATTACCAATAGTAGTAATAATTTCTTCATGCAACTTCATTTTGTTTTGGTTTAGTAAATAAGAAACCTAACCCAAGTTCATCAAGGCCATACCATAGGGCTTTACAACTAGGATATGTAGTAGCCACTAAAAATCCTTCTTGAAATAGTGCCTCGTATTTAATTGTGTTCATATCTATGTCATGAGTCTTAATTACCAAGTCTTTATAGAATTCGCCACTTATAGTTAATGATCCACATCTATATGTGTAATACTTAGATGCCCCCAATAACTGTAAGACAATATCTATATCTTGAATATACATATCTACTATATCATGTGATTCTACTTCTACTTCATTATGGGCCAAGATGAATGTACTAAAGGCCAATATTATTACTATAAGGATAAAACCGCAGGTGAAATAACTTGCTTTTATTAATTTTTTCATTGTATCTCCATATCTAGTGCTTCATTATATAAACTATTCATAAGGATTTTCAACTTTCCTTTATCTAGGTTTGTTGTCGCTCCATCAATATAGTTACTCATAAGTTCCGTAGTATTCTCCACATCTTCTATGGATGTTATCACGTTTTCTCCAAGAAACTCAGAAAAGTTTTCTGCAATCTTTAATTCGTGTGTATTTATATACGATAATCTATCTATAAACTTATCAAACATAAACGGATTGGTTTTCTTATCTACAATTACCTTAATAAACTTATTCTCAAAGTTAGATAAGTCTTTGTACTTACTGTAATCAACCACTTCATCATTGTAGTGTATCTTCTCAAATATGATAATGGGATTATGAACTCGTTCTATATCGCCCTTCTTTGTATCAAGTATGTGAAAGTATTTCTTGTCACCACAATCCGCCCAAGTAAATTCCATCTGACATCCAAGATATCGTATATTACCTTCATGAGAAGATGCGTGATAGTGTCCAGATATAACTTGGTCGTAATGTTTGAAGTGGTCTGGTGACATACCATGGGTTTGTTTAATACCCCTCATCATCTCAAACCCTTGTAGTTCTAGGTGAGATAATATAATACCATCATGTTCCTTTATAAACTCCATAGAATCTTTGTAATTCTCTGAGTTAATCCATGGAAGGAAGTTAAGGGTAAGACCATCCACTTCCATTGATGTTGGTTTCATTATAATGTTAATGTTGGATGTGTAATAACCAAGTAATTCTTTAAGGGAACATATGTCATTCGTGTTCTTGTGGAACACATCATGGTTTCCAGGAATGATGTCCATTGTCATACCCAATTCTTTCATGGGTTCGAGAAACATCTTACGGTTTGCATTTAATGCTTTGAAGTTTACATTCTTGCGATGGTCATAATAATCACCAAGGTGGATAATCCTATTGATATTGTTCTTCTTACAATAAGGGAAGAACACTTCTGAATAGAACCTTTCCTGATATTTGATAAATATTTCAGATGAATTTCTTACACCGCAATGGGTATCATTTAATAAGGCAATTTGCATATTATAGTAATAGTATTGTGTGTTTTGGTTTCCAACCTAATTTTCTCAATGTAGTTGTATCTGCTTTCGTATTAATACTTTCATTCGGTGTGGGTTCTCCCCTAACCTCACCATCCCACCCCATCATCCGAGCAAGAACCAAGACAGATATAGAATGTCCTGTACCAATATCAACCACCTTATCCTCTATTATATCGTAATTTTCTACTAAAGTCAAGATTCCAGAACACAAATCTTCAATGTGTGTAAAATCCCTTGTGTGATACCTATTGATGTACTTAATAGATTTTGGATCACGTTTTAATTGGGAGTATAACATATCAGGTCTTCCTGGATATACTGTATGTGGTCTGAATCCAATAAAATTAGTAGGACTTGCCATTTCTTCGTTTATTTTTTTAGTTATTGCGTATGGGCTAGTCCACCATTCCGCGGCACTACTAGAGGAAGCATACAATAATTTAACTCTTTTAATTCTACAGTCATGGAGTACCTTTCCAAACCCTTTTACATTAACCTCATAATATTCTTCAGGTTTTTCCATAGATTCTTTAACCCCAGCCAAAGCCGCTAGATGAATAACCATTTCGTGACAACCGTAAGTATCTATCTCAAAATCTAAAATGTTTCCATCATATAGTTCTATATAATGTCCGTTATCTTCTAAGTATGGTTTAAGGTGTCCGCCTATATATCCATCACCACCTGTTAATAATATGTTCATTAATGGTTTCTCCTTGAATTGAATGTGCAAATGAATACTAAATCCTCTTCTGGAGATGTATTCTTTACTTTATGAAATTCACCAGATTTGATAGTTTTCATTCTATAAGGTTCTACATAATGCTCTACTTCAATGTCGTCATCCCCCGTAATAAATAATATACCTTCACCCGAAATGAAATGGTATACTTCATCAATATCATCATGGGAATGTCCCTTAGTAGTTTTTCCTGGCGCAAGTGTTGTTGATGATACCGTGAGTTTATCTAGAACCTCGTTATCACGTATAGTGTACACTTCGTTTTCCACCACGGTTTTTCCCTTTATAAATTCGGTCTCTCTAGATTCGACCACACGGTCTTTCAGTTCTGCTGAAGAGAATGCATGATTACGTTTGTTATAGAATATATCAATGGATAGATGGTCACCTGTAAAGTGCATATCCTTATAATCATCCCCAACAAAACGGACGTCAGGGTTCTTTAATAACAATAACGATATTAGTTCTTTTTCGGTTGAGTATGGTATAATCTCATCAACATAAGAAACCCCTGACAACTGAATATGACGTTCAACTACTGATTGTACAGGGTGTCTCCCTTTTTTACAGGGATTGATGTTTAGACCTACTATGAGATAATCACAGTTCTGCTTACATTCTCTTAACATCTCAATATGGCCGGCATGAAGTAAGTCAACTGGAGAACAGGTAAATCCT